AAACTAATCATGGGATATATGGGTATCAATCCTGATAGACTAGAAATACGTCCTGGTCCAGTTGGAAGTGCTACACGTAGATGTCCTGATACTACGTTAGTACAAACACTTACAGGATTTACAGATTATACACCTTTAGAAGTAGGTTTGAAAAAAACAGTAAAGAGTTTATTATGAAGGTAGATATACAAGACGTATTATTCTGGATGGATGCAATTCGTAATAGCGAAGACAAACTCCGTACACTTGAAAGTTTTTGGAAAGGCCAAGTTAATAGTAAAGTTTGGTTAATAGAACAGCTACAAAAAATACTTAACACCCAACAAAGTAAAACAACAGTTGTTATACATGGCGGCTGGAACGGAGTATTATCAAGTTTATTATTTAATAGTAATATTAATGTTAAGCATATTACAAGTGTAGACATAGATCCGTTGTGCGAAGAAATTGCAAATACAATAAATAAACAACAAGAAATAGACGGCAAGTTTACAGCAGTTACCGCAGACATGTGTACACACGTTTATGATGCTCAGGTTGTTATTAATACTAGCTGCGAACATATAACACAAAGCCAATACAATCAATGGTTATTAAATGTACCAGAAGATTCCTATATTGTATTACAAAGTAATAACTTTTTTGAATTAGAAGAACATATTAGGTGTGCTGTTAGTGTAGCTGATTTTGTAAAAATGTCCAACATCCAGATCCTATACAAAGGGGAATTACAAACGCCTAAATACAATAGGTATATGATTATAGGAAAACCTAATGTTTGAATTTAATGATTTAAAAACTATTCACATTGAGCTAACGACAAATTGTCAAGCAAAATGTCCAATGTGTTCAAGAAACATACATGGCGGAATAGAAAATCCTTTACTACGAATAGTACAATGGTCATTAGAAGATTTTAAAACTATTATTAACAAAGAAGTTTTAGACACAATTAACCGTGCGTTTTTTTGCGGCAACTTTGGCGATCCGTTATTAAATGACAAACTTATTGATATGTGCAGACATGTAAAGGACACCAGTCCTAAGACAGCAATAGGTATACATACAAACGGTAGTTTAAGAAATGCAAAATGGTGGACGGCACTAGCAAAAGCATTACCAAGAGATCATTGCGTATACTTTGCATTAGACGGACTAGAAGACACTCACAAATTATATAGAGTTGGCACAGACTGGAATCGTATTATTGAAAATGCAAAAACGTTTATTGCAGCAGGAGGTCGTGCGAACTGGACTTATATTAAATTTAAACACAATGAACACCAAGTTGACGAATGTAGACAAATTGCAAAAGAATTAGGCTTCCAAGATTTTACAGTTAAAAACACATCAAGATTTTTAGTTGAACCTAAGTATGATGTATGGGATAAAAATAAAATTCCACTGTATAGTTTAGAAGCACCATCTGATACTGAAACACATTTTCTACCTAAAGAAGTTATTGACGATTACAAATCAGTATTAGATGAAGCAGAGATAGACTGTCATGTACAAAAAATAAAAGAAATATACATTGACGGGTCTAAAACAGTATTACCATGTTGTTGGTTAGCAAAAACGCCAATGACCCATTATGATCCAGCACATGTTTGCGAAGATGTTATAGATATGTTAAGAGGGCAATACAATAAAATGATAAGTGATTTTGGCGGCATACACAACCTTAATGCAACAAATGGAATAAAACATATTATTGATTCTGATGTTTGGCAAAACATATGGAAAAAGAAATGGAATGAAGATAAAATGTTAATGTGTGCAAGAACATGCGGAAAGTTTAAAACATATGATATCTCACAACCACAAGATCAATTTATTAAAAGTGAAGCACTATGACAAATTCGCACTACGATAAAGAAGATACTAGACTAGGTAAGTTTCAACGTGACTTAGCAACTAAATCAAGTTGCACATTTTGTGTACTACCGTGGATACACTTAGCAACTCGTCCTAATGGCGATATGAGATTATGCTGTACTGCAAATGCAAGCGGCGCAGGAGAAAATCACACTGTTGGATTGATCAAAAACAAAGACGGCAGTCATGCTAACTTTGGAAAAGTTACTCCTATGGAAGCATGGAACAGCGACTTTATGAAAAATGTTCGTACTACTATGCTCGAAGGAAAAATACCAGCAAGTTGTACAGGGTGTTTTGATGAAGAATCGCAAGGCATTGTTAGTAAGCGTATTTGGGAAACTGCAACATGGATGCACGATGAAGGTGTTGATATAGAAGAATTAATACATCAAACAGAAGAAGATGGCACTGTGCCTGAACGCTTGCAATACCTAGATTTGCGTTTAGGACATACTTGTAATATTAAATGTGTAATGTGCAGCCCGCATGATTCAAGCAAGTGGGTTGCAGACTGGCAGAAACTTGTTCCGCAGTTAGAAGACGAATCTGTAAAGAAACAGATGACATGGAACAAAAAAGAATTTAACAATAAGTGGCACGAAAAAGAATCATTCTGGAAAGAACTATATGCACAAGTACCTAATCTAAAACAAGTTTACTTTGCCGGCGGCGAACCTTTAATGATTAAAGAACATAAAATGTTTATTCAAGAAATTGTTAGACAAGGTTATCAAGACAAAGTGTTATTACGCTATAATTCAAATGGACTTCTTGTGGACAACGAGCTAATTGAGTTGTGGAGCAAGTTTCGCAAAGTTAAATTTGCAGTTAGTGTTGATGCAAGTTTTGAACGTGACGATTACATACGCTTCCCTGGAAAGTTTGCAGAAGTAGAGCGCACTTTGCATATGTTAGACAATACTCCTGATAATATACATGTTAGTATGGCAACAGCAGTACAGATATTCAACATCAAACATATACCAGACTTTATAAAGTGGAAAGTAAACAGCAACTTTAAGAAGATGAATGTAGGACGAGTACACAATATGATGATGGGAGGTGGACTTGTTAATGCACACTTAGTTCATATACCTACATTCCTTAACATTACAATGTTACCTGAAGCAGACAAACAAGATGTACGCGAACGCTTTGCAGAACTTAAAACATGGTTATGGGACAATTATACACAAGACGATGAATTTTGGATACACAATCCTAAGGGCTGGCGACAGTGGACAGGATTATTAAAACACATGGACAGTCGTGACACTAGCCACATGTTGCCAGGCTTTAAAGAGTATGTAAACAAACTAGATACAATACGTAAGCTAGATGCTGCATCTATATTTCCTGAACTAGCACACTTACTGTGAAATCGTTAATTAAAATCTGTTAGGATTAGTTCGGTCAAATGTAACAGGCATAACATTTACTTTTTGTATATTAGTTACATGGTAATCCCATGTTTTTACAAATTCGCTAGCAATTAAATTGTGAGTAATAGTGTTGTTTAAATAACTCAATGCTTCTGATGGTAGTGGATGTGCGTCACCATAGTTTGGTCTAGATTTGTTTTTAATAATATGATTTAACATTGGGTATTTTATATTCTTAAACATATCTTTATATAACTGTATGACTTCTACTCCTTCTATATAATCACTATCATTAATAATTCCTTGAGAAAGATTAGTTTGATAATCAGACCACTGTTGTTCAAATTCTTCAACAGTTGCAATTTTCTTTTTAATGTCTGTTTCTACTCGTTTCATATTCGCCCGTATTAGCGGCAATCCATTTAAATTTACCCAATCAACATTCCAGGCATCTAATAAGTGTTGGGTAGCGTCAATTGTTGCAAAATCTCTAATCATAAGTCCTTTGCCTTGATTTGCAAATTTCTTAGCCCATGACTTTCCGTATACTTTTTCTCGTTGTATAGTAGGAGTTAATAACCAATCATCGTTGACATATCTATCTTCTCTAGAACAGCTAGTCCACATTACTATAACTAAGTCATCTTTATTAAAGGTATTGCGCTTGTTACATTCTATAATAGAATTAAAAATATATTGATTGCCTGCACCACCGCATCCCCAGTTTTCGTATATAGGAATGTTATTTCCAACTAAGTCAGCCCAAGTAGGCCATATGTAATTAGTAAAACTGCATCCAAATGCAAAGAATCTTTTGTATTTACGAACGTCTAAATTAGTTATTTGCATTTTGTTAACGGAATATCAGCAGCGCATGTACAAAATTTACGAGAACAAGTAATAGCCTCTTGAGGAACTTCAAACGTATTATTATATATATTGCCTAAACTTCCTCCTACCCTGCAAGTTGCACGATGTACATCCCCGTCCCAATTAATCATTAAACTTTCAAGGCCTGCATTACACTTCCATCCTTTGAACTGATTTAATTTATGCTTAATAACATCGTTGGCATGCAGCATATCATTATCGTCAATGATACAGTTTGGCTTTACAGTTGCAACTTTACTTAATATCCAATCTAAGTCTGCTGTCTGATAGCGTAAATCGTCAAACCATTCTCGATTATCTGCTTCGGTCCATCTGATACGTCTGCACACATATGGAATGTTATGTCCTTCTAACAATGTAGCTGCTGCTCTAACTTCGTCCATGTGTTCGTGATGTGCCATTAGATTGACTTGGTATAGTGTAGCCATGCCTTCCATATCTAGTAGTTGCGAGTACTTAACAACGTTTTCAGCAGCTCGCCGACTGTGTTTGTTATCAAAATGTAAACTAAACACCCATTGGTTTACTGGTTGCTTAATGTACCAATCTGATGAGCGTAGCCCATTAGTTGTAACACTTAGCCAATCTAAACTATCTCTGGCACATTTTAATATTTCATTTATTTTAGGATGTACAGTTGGCTCGCCACCAGTTAAACTAAGACGTATTGGTTTATCTAATTCCGCTAATTTATATATTGCAGCAGTCATTGTATCTATATTAGTGTGCGGACTAAAATTATCGTGTATTTCTGCAGGACAGTATCCGCAATCTAAGTTACAGCGTTTGCCTATATTCCATTCTACATGAACACTGGTATGATGGCCCCATCGACTTTCTACTTTAAACATACGGAATAAATTCTGGATTAGCTGCAAGGAAGTCTTGCCCACGAGTTTTATCTAAGCGTTTGTTAAACTCTATACAGTCTTGCCAATGTGTTTCATACATACACTTTGCTTGTAAGAAGTTAATGTTATCTTGTATCTGTTGTAGTGTTACAGTTTCTAATAGTTTATGCTGTTTAACCATCGGGTATTCTAATACTTCTGTTTTCATTTGTTCTAAACGTGCTATTACTTTTGCTTTTAGTCCTGGCGGCAATACTTGCGCACTTAATGATTTAGGATAAGATACTCTGTGAGAATAAAACACAATTCCTAGTTCGTTAATAAAGTAATCAATAACTTTATCAATCTGCATTATGTTGTTTGATTGTACAGTAAATGCACCAACTACTCTGCTTACATTAGGAAAGCTCTTAAAAACTTTAATGTTTTCTTCTATTACGCTAAATTTACCATTGCCTCTAATGTACTCGTAAACGTCATGTAAGCCGTCTATGCTTACGTTTACAGCTATGCTTTTAAACTTAGGCCAATAGTCGTGGATCGTTCTTCCACCTTTAATACCCAGTGTAGTGCCGTTTGTAGCGTACTTTAGCTCTATATTGTCACCATACTCTGCAAGCTTGTCTAATATCTTATAATGATATGGATCCATTAGTGGTTCGCCACCTGCAAACTCTACACGCCTAAAGAATGGTAATAGTTTTTCAAACGATGTCCACCAGTTATCACTATTGTCGAATGGACCTATATACTGCCCTGGCTTAGATACAAGTGATTCTACAATAGGAATTAATATGTTATCTTCTTTTTTATAAAACTCTGTTACTTGATCCCAATCCTTCCAGCTAGTACTGTCTAATGGATTACACATACGACATTTTAAGTTGCATAAGTTGTTTAGTTTAATTTCCATAGTAGGAAGTTCAAACGGCATTGTATAATCTTCTTCTAGTGCAGCAAGTGCATCTGGGTACAAGTTGACTCTAGCTTCAGGTATTACCCCTGCTATATGACGCTGTCGTAAGCT